GGTCAACAATCAAAGCCACCAAGTTATCTGGCGCACCGTCTTTGTTTGCATAACTTAAGTCTGAGCTTAATGGCGACAGCAGATCAGAAGCGCCCCATTGTTGAGAATTTGGTCGGTTGTAAACAAAGTAATTGTCCACAATGTCCACCGTATCAGCACCGCTAAACGCCCCATCCGTAGATGGCAAAACACTAAAGTTCAGCGCATACATGGTTTCACTAGAAACCGTTTGTGGCGTGTTTAACGTGTAAACAGAGCCATCAATCCCTGTAATGATTGTGTTTGCGGTAACGCCCGTTCCTTGGATTGTCTGACCCAATGAGAACAGCCCAGACGCAACAGGTGAAGTTGTTAGCGTTGTGCTTGAACCCACAATGGCGTTTCCAACAGCATTTGTGCCTTTTGTGCCAGTAATTGTGACCGTTGGCGCAGTTGTGTAATTGCTGCCAGGGTTGGTAATTGTGACCAATGACGATACAGAAAAATCAAGGTTAAACGTGGCAGAAGACCCGCCTCCACCCGTCACAGCAACAGGATTTGATGGCGTAACGGTATAAGTGCCGTTTGTTTTAACCGAAATTCCTGTTACAACACCATATGTCATGGTAAACGTACAAGTGCCCACACCAGCACCAGAAGTGCCGCCCTGAGAAACAGGATTGCTTGGGGCTGTGGTGTACGTGCCTGCCGCTTGGATGGTCACGCCAGTAACCACACCAGAAGAAACAGATGTTACTTTCAAAATTGTTGGAGTAACGTATGAACCGCCACTAAGCGTGATAGTGTCACCAACCGCAAAGCCTGACGTGCCACCAGAGGAAACCGTAGCAGCAGAAGCGCCAATTGTCTGGACGTTAAGTTGTGCAGCCGTGGTAGATGTACCGCCAGAAACAGTCAGCGTATCGTTTACAGCGTAACCAGTACCGCCAGCAGCAATATTGGTATTTGAGTTGATTGTGAGTGTTCCTGACGCCGTTGCAGTCGTTCCAGATGGAGGCGCAGCAATCGTAATAGTTAAAGGAGAAGTGTATCCAGAGCCTTGGTTTGAAATGTTTACCGAAGTGATCTGACCATAGTTTGATGAAATTGAGCCAGTAAAAACACGCGCAACAGCAGCAGAATTCATGTTTCTTGCGCTAACAGTTTGCGAAATGTTAATTGTGTATGTACCAACACCGCCAGAGCCAGTTCCAAGAGCCGTAATAACCGTTTCAGAGCTAACGCCAACACCAAACAAAGATTGACCAGTACCAATTGTTCCGCTTGACACAGAAGTAACGGTAAGCGTTGTGCCGCTGATAGACCCTGTAAAAACAGCCGTGGCAGGATTTGAAATTTTCCACGTATATCGGTAAGCACCGTCCACAATATAGACGTTGATGCCGTTGTCAGAGATGCCAACGCGACCCGTGAAGGAATTAAGCACCCCAATCACAGCAGGAACTAAGTTAGCGGTCAGGACATAGACGTAAGGCCCGCACACAACGACCATCTGGTTTCCACCAGAGACAGTCCGCATCCCGCGAACCTCTTGCGTGTTAGGCAAAACAGCTTGTAGTGTCAGCCCTGGCGTTGGGTAAAGCGCAACAACCCCGCGAGTACCAGGTTGCTTGAGTGGGTCAATTTCAGGAAAGAAATTAATACATTCTTGGGCATCTTGGTAAATGCTTGGTGCTTCGTAGCTTGGGCCGACAAAACCGAAATCCATGCTATTTCCTTAGACGAAGCCGCCACTCAAAATCCAACCAGCATCTTTTGAACGTGAATTCATCAGAGCATCAGGATACCGAGCGACTTGCAATGGAGCCATGTTTGTGCGCTTGAGCGTTGCTTTTGATTGGGCTGCGTAGCCTTGAATCATTGCAATTTGCGTCTGTGAGGCTTTTCCGTACATCGGCATCAGGCGTTCTGCCAAACACCAGCGCAGCGCCATTGTGTAGCCAGCAGGCAGCACGACAGGGCTGTTCAGCGAGTCATATCTGCTAAACAAGGTGTTGGCAAACATGTGCATTTCGCCCTGAGAAGGGTTAGGCCACACAAAAAGGTTGCCCGATTCCTCACCAGGATTGAAGTAAAGAGCTTTAGGCCACGGGCCACTCAAAGTTTTTAAGCCGATCAGCTCGTAGTCCTGCAAAGCAAGAATTGACACAGGGTAATCAAGGCCACCGTTGAGAATGGGTTGACCGTTTGAGTTGGTGTTAATCCTGACAAACGCTGAGTCAATCCCTAATGGCTTTTGGTAGTACGCCGTAATGGTCGTGGAGGCCACCGTCTGGTTCAGGTTTAACAGGTAAGTACCGACCTCGTTGACGTTACCGCCTGCGCCCGTTAGGAATTGGGTGATCTTTGTGCCAGACAATATTCCTGAACCACTAAGGGTTTGCCCTTGTGCGATTGCGCCAGAGTTAATGCCCGTGACCGTCAGAATGTTGCCAGCGATTGAACCTGTGAAAGACGAGCCGATAAAGTTCTGAGTTGATGGGTTTGGGCCAATGGTGTATTGGACTTGTCCAGCAATCACGGGAAAAATGATTTCCGTGACGTTGTAGACCATCATGTTCTCGTTGCTCCATTGCTCAATCATGTCGTTGAGCATGTCAAAAGCATCTTGAGCAGCGTCTGGCGTTGGAGTTTCTCCGGCCTCTAATGCCCCAATGTCTTTGAGAGCGCGAGACACTATATCAATGGGCATTGTCATGGCGTTACCTTAAATCTGTGGCGTGAACGTCTGCGGCAACCAAGGAGCCACAACAGGCTTGTTTTTCATGGTTTGCAGTTGTTCTTGTAGGCGTGATTTTATGATGTTTACGCCGTTTATGGTTGTAGAATCTTCCACCCATTGAGCGATCATTTCCTCTGTCACATCAGCAAATGGAACGGTCACTTGTCCATCAGGAAAAGACCAGTATCCTTCGGTCTCTACCGTGTTGGTTTCGTCCGATAAAGACCAGAAATATTTAACTGAGGTGATTTTTTCACCATCAGCGTAGATTTCTAAAATCTTCATGATTGTGCCCAAGGCGTACCAGTAGCAACCACAGGGTTCTTCAGCAACTCAATCTGAGCAGCCAAAGACGTTTCTGTTGCTTCTTTGTCAACACCGGACGACCACACCCAATTCAAAACATCCGCTTCTGTTACATCAGAGTATGGAATAGTTGGTGTTCCCGCTTGCCACGAACAAGTGGAATAAATTGATGCTGTGTAATCACCATCAACAGCAGATGCCGTCCAATGTGCCACTGTAATGAAATTATCCGAGGTTAATCGGTCGCATTGTGTAATAACCCAAGTAACAGTCATGATTTTTCCTTTTAAAGTTGAGGGTTAGATGCCTGCTGCTGCAAGGCGCTTGCGGAGAGATTGGATTTCTTTAACCAACATGGGGACAAGTTTGGAGTAGTCCACAGCCATCATTTCTTCTGGGTCAGCAGGTTGATGCACAGCCTCTGGAGCCACGGCTAAAAGCTCTTGTGCAATGAAGCCATAACGCTGATGTGACCCGTCTGATTTCCAATCGTACTGACGCACTTTAATTGCATCAATTAAATCAGATGAAGGTGCAGCGTCTACGATGTTTTCTTTGAGACGCTGATCTGACGTTACGTTGTACAGGACTGCTGTTGTGCCTGATTGGGTGATGGAGCCAATAGAAGAACCGTTATAGCCAAAAAAAGTATATTGGCTTCCAGATGTTGTTCCACTTGCATGATTAAAAACAGCGTATGCGCCTCCGCTGTAAGGCTCTAAAGAAATAGAGTTTTTATTTGAAAGGCCATTTGTTGTATTCCCAACCAACAGATTACCACTAGCATCTAGTGTCATTGCTTGGGTAAAGGTAATGGCGTTACCTGCTGTGCCGGAGGCTGCGTTAGACCAACGATGCTCTCCATTAACCATCCGATACATTAACGACGTGTAGCCTGTTGCCGCATATTTCCAGCCACCGTTGTAATAGGCGTTCATGGCATAGAAATTATCTCCAGTTGCGCCGCCTATGTTTACGCCACCCAAAGCGCCAACTTGAAAACCAGTAAAAGTAGCCCAAGCACTAGGAGTAACTCCCAAGCCTAGGTTTGTCCCATCAAACGTAAGCGCAGAACCAGTAGTAACTACGTTAGAGCCGTTGAGGTAAGCAACCCCGTTTGCCGTACCGCCAGAAAGGGTTAAGTTTCCCGACATTGACAGCGTTGTAATGCCCGCAAACGCCGTGACCGTAGACCCCAAAGAGACCGCAGTAGAACCAATGGTGACGCTTGAGTTGAGCAGCTTGGCGTTAGCAATTGAGCCAGCCAGCATGGTGTTCGTGACCGTACCCGTGTCTCCAGTGGTCACCAAAGTACCCGCAACAGCAGGCACGTTCAAGTTAAAAGTGGATGCCGTGTTTGGGCCAACTAAGTTAACCTGGCCCCCGAGCGTTGCTTGAAATACTAAGTTTCCCATGATTTTTCCTTATGCGTCTTGTGCGCCATCAAACTCTGGCTTTTGTTTAATAATGGCATAAAGCGCAGCGCGATCAGCACCCGCTACGTATTCTTCGCCAGCAATGTTGATTTTTCCGGCAGACATTGGTTGAGCACCAGCGTCCCGAGCTGCTTTGCTTGCATAGCCGTAAAAGGTCACTTCTGTGCCTTTACCTTTAAAGTCTTCTTGGACTGCACCAATGTGCCAGTATTCGGCAGGAATCATGTAGTCGGTTTGAATTGATTTGATGAGAGCCATGATTGTCCTTATGGTGCAATGTAAAGATTAGAGCCAACGTAAGCGTTAGCGGTTGTTTTGACAGCGCCTGAGCCTTTTGGAGTTATGGCAATGTCTACGTTTGCGCTTGAGCCTTGTCCTGAGATTGTTACAGTTCCTGGCGTTCCTGCAATACCACCTGTCACTTGTAC